TCACAGCTTTTGTGTGAAGTGACTTTTGCGCCGCACTCTGGGCAGTGCTTAAACTTGTACTCGCAAAGTTCTTTCTCCCCGTCGTCCGGGTCGATTTTGATTTGCTTCCAGTCCTCAACGTGAATGCCGCACTTGTGGCAAATAAATTCGTCGCAGTCTATGTAGTCCCGGTTCTCGTTGTATGTCAGCGGTTGCAGGCTCTCCGGGGCAATGGTCGGTTCGGCATTCAAACTGCCCTCGATCATCTGCACTACACTGGTTTTGATTTTCCCGTGTGTCAGCTCCCCTTTCAGTGCATACTCTATGTTCTTGAGTACCTGCATGAAATGGTTTGCATCAACCAGACGTTTTTCTTTCATTTTCTTTTCCCGCTTTCTTTCTTGGCGTTCGCTTCTTCTTTGGCAAATCCGGTATCGTCACCACAATATCCCTTTGTTTCTCCATTTCCGCCGGGATTGCCTCGACCAGACTTTTGAATTTTTGCAAGGTTTGAACCTCCGTCGCCGCGAAAATGAACTGCGCCAGTTCTTCCGGTGTTCCCTGCTGGACGGAATGACCGTCCGGGTATGTTGTGATCGTCATTTTTCTTCGCCTTTCAGTTTCAGTTCCACTTTCGGCATGGGCTGATCCGAACGGTTCATCGGTTCATAGAAATCGACCCACTGTCCACCCTCCGGGAAGTCGTGCCACGCAAGCGCGTACCGGATCGTCAGCCAAACGGTTTCTGCTCTGTATGCTTCTTTCATGGTTGTGTCGATAGATGCAGGCGGAACATTCTGCCTCCAAAGTGCGTCCATGCCCTGCCGCATCTGGTTACGAAGCCGCATACACTTGAGAAAATCCGCTTCGTGGTCTTTATGAAACTGCTTTCGTTCTTCGGTCGTGTGGCACCGCTTTTCCATCTTGTCCACATAATCCCAGCAGCAAACCTCATTGGTGAAGTCCTCAAACTGGCCCATGCGGAACCGGAGGTATTCTTCGCACGCCTGCTTCACGGCCTGTGCTGTCTCCCGGCTCATGGTGATGGTCACGGCCTCAACCTCTGCCGGGGTCTTATTTTTTGTTACCATTCTGTCACCTCAACAAATCCTGACAGCCGGGGCACCGTAGCCATCCCGTACCAGAACCCCCTCTTTTTCCGTAAAAAACATTGTCGTCTTGAACGGAAAGTTTGCTCTGTCGATGCCAGCTTCGGCGGCAGCATCGGCCAGCATTTTGCACGGGCCGTAATCACTCCCGATGGAAAAGCCGAAAGCTTGAATGCTTTTCGCGTATTCCTCAATGCTTTTTGCCAATGCCGCCTTGAATGTGTTCAGCTGATCCAGCGTAACGCTCTGTCGCATCGTATCCGCAAGGAAGCACACTGCAACAGAGGTAAAGCTATCGTCTCCGTTGCTATGCGGCTGGTGATCCATCAGCTTTCCAGCCCACCAGCTGACAGCCTTTTCAATATCATCCTTTGCCAAAATCATACCGTTTCCCCGCCTTTCTTTTTCAGAGGTTCAGGCCCCGTTCCATAGTCCGGCACCCAGCCGCCCGGCCAGTCGTGCCGCTGGCTGCGTTCGTATTTCTTGACCATTGCGGCCAGCTGAATAGCTTCCACCGCTGCGTGGATTGCCACATCATAAATGAGATTCAGGTGCTCCCGCTTCATGGGTTCGTTTCTCTTGACATCTCGCCACAGCCGGATTGTCAAGCCAAAGTGGAGCTTCCGCACCTCGTCTATCAGTTCGTCCAGTTCTTCCCGGATCACCGCATACCCTTCATGCGGACTTGCGAACATCCGAAAGCGGCGGTTTGCTGCCGCCAGCTCCTTCTTTGCCAGAGCACGGACATCTTTTGTGATAACGTCCATGGTTATTCCTCCGCCCGGCTCTTGATTTCAGCCAGCAGATCATCCAATGGAACATCGGCGAGGCAAAACCCGGCTTCTCCTTCATCCTCGGTAGAGACCCAGAGTGTAGAGGGAAAGTACAAAGCGGGGCGAACACCACAGGAGTCGTTGTACCAGTAGTCGTAGTCGGAGCCATCGGTGTTGACGTCCCAGACGCCGTTGCTACCGTCGGCGTACGGAGAGCAATTCGGCGTACCGTAAGGCGTCGCCAACCACCACGGCGTATCTACCTTCGGGATCAGCCGCCAATACTTTCCATACTGACGCAGGGTCAACAGGCCGATTCTGTATTCAACGGTTCCGTATTCGGTCTGTCCGGTTGTGTCCTGCAGGTCGATCTTGAACGGAATAAAAGTATCCAGCGGCGTACCCTTCTCGGTAAACTCTGCCAGACAGTTACCCAGATACTTCATAACATCGCTCCGGCGCAGATCGTTGGGACACTCCGGGTCGTCGCCGTCACGGAACGGCATTTTCGTCCAAATGTCCTTTGCCAGCACCAGACAACCGTGTTCGTCTGCATCCAGCTTCACAAACTTTTTGCCCAGCGCCTTGAAGATGCCGCCATTTTTCACATTGCCCAAAGTTGTGCTTTTCAAAATCTTGCTCATGGTCGTTTCTCCTTCTTATTACTCCTGCTGCTCGGAATCCTTTTCGGCGTTCAAATCATCGAACGTCTGTTCCGGTTCTTCCTGTTCACCGATGTGAGTTTCTGCCAGCATTGCAACCAGTTCTTGCAGCTTTGCTTCTGCGTAGTCCGGCACCGTATATGCCATAACGGCGGCTCGTACCCTCATGCCGTTCTTCACGACATAATAAACCGTTCCGTCGGTTTGTTTTCTCTGGTAATAGCGGATAAAACCGTTATTCTTAATTTCATCCTCCAGCGGCGCAAGGTGCGACTGACAGATAATGCCGACCATGTGGCGATCCTCGGTCACAAGCGGGATAAGGATTTCTCCACTGCAGTAAATACCGATGCCCAGTTTCTTCACTTCGACTTCATCCTTAATTGTGTCGTCAAGATTGAAACCCTGAAAATCAATTTTGTATGCACAGTCGAAGTCGTTGTAAACCACCTTTTCGATCATGGTATCCTCGCTGATTCCCAGCATGGCGCCCATCTGGTTGCGGTTCAGCGGACGCGGGAAACCGGTAGCGCAGTAAATCGCCGACGCAGTTCCAATGTAGAAATCATCACTCTCGTCGTTATGGAAAACATTGCAGACAAGCTGCCGCTTGACCATCTTTGTCAGCCCTGAAAGTTTCATCTTTTGACCACCTCCACGTCCGGTTTTTCCGTTTCACTAAACCTCGGATAAAAGGTCATTGCGCACATCCGTGCCTCACGGAGTGCTGCATCTGAGCTTTTTGCGTCCAGCTTGTACGGTAGCTGCATCTTGTTTTTCGTGTAGCTGTCAATGCCGAACAGCATGATACTGAACTTTGCCATTTTCTGCTCCTTTCTGCTCATTTTCTTTCGGTGGGCACTTCCGGGCTTGAACCGGGCGGGGCCTATTCCCTATGCTCATATAAAAAGGAGCCGCCGCTCTGGGCGGCTCCAAAAGATCAGTTGATGCCGTTGATAATGGGGATGCTGTTACCATCGCCAACATAGGCAGGCAGTTCACCGTTCCAGCGGGATTCCACGTCGGTGATCTTGTAGTATTCCAGCAGGTTGCTGTTCAGACTGTCGTTCAAGGCGCGGTTTGCTTCCGCCTTTTTCTCTGCAACGTACAACTCTGCGTCCGCTGCAACCTTAGACTTTTCCGCTTCCGCATTGGCTGCGATCAGGTCAGCGTCCGCCGTGGCCTGTGCTTCGACACGGCGCTTGTCGGCGTCAGTCTCGGCTTTTTCCTTTTCCTGCTGGGCCTTGACCTTTGCTTCCACCGCATCGGTAAAGGTATCAGTGAAGTCAAAATTGGTTACGCTGATATACTGCAGGTCGATGTTGTACTGTGCCAGCACTTCCCGCAGTTTCGTGTCCATCTGGGAAGCGACTGCATCCCGGTTAGAAATCAGGCTGCTTGCATCGTAGTGGGCAACTACAGCTTTCACCGTTTCAAGGACACGGGGAGTAATCAGGGTGTCCTCATACTTTTTGCCGACCTCTTTGTAGATGGTCATTGCATTTGCCTGATTGATCCGGTAGCCAACCGCCACACTGGTGGAGACTTCCTGAATGTCAGAACTGAACGCTGACAAGTCCATGCTCATTTCCTGAACACGGTTATCCATCTTCACGATGGACTGCCACGGGGCCTTGAACACCACACCTGCGTCCTTCGTGCCATCCTCGACTTTGCCAAAGGTTGTGACGATGCCGGTATAACCGGTAGGGACATAGGACACACAGGAAATGCCGATAAAAATGACGGCCACCACCGCCGGGATGATTGCAGCTCTTTTTGCATCATCCGAGAAAATCAGGACTGCCAGCGCAATCAGTGCAGACAGTGCGCCGATAATAAAAAGAATCATATTTCCTCGCTTTCGCTCATTTGCTTATGTACGGGCGAAAGCTGGATTAAATCGGATCGTGGTAAATAGGGACGCCACTTTGATAATCCCATTACAGGAAGCTCACCTGCCCCTCTGGATTCTTATTTTTCGTTTCGCGCGGCTTGTAGTCCTTTTCTTCGTTCAGGACATCAACCGGATTAAATTCAAACTGCTTGCAGCGGTTCGGGCTGACAATTTTCTTTTTATCCCGGATTTCTTTTCTTGCTTCACAGTAAATTAGATCGTCGTCCTGCAGGGACGCCAGTGAACAATATCTGCAATACTGGGTCATTTCACAGCTCCAATGCGTCGATAATCTCCGCTACCATATCATTTAGAAAAGCAGCAAGCCTACGCAGAAGTGACCTTTTGGGCTGGTTGTCGTTCGGCTTGCGGCTGTCGTTCTCAATTTCAATTCCGACAACATAGTTATTGTCTCCGACAACCGTTTGCTGGATTTGAATTGCATTATTTCCTGCCTTTTGAGACTGCTTCACATCCATACTTCGTCCCTCTCGTATTGATCTTTCAGGGCAAAGTAAGTATCGAAAATGAGCTTGTGCCCCGTCCCGGACGTTTCATGCTCGACCACTTCCCTGACGGGTAAAGTCACCCTTTCGCCAAATCGTCCCTTGAAAATTCTCATTTCAAGCGATTCATCCCGGATGTTTCGCATATATTCAAACCCATACCCATCCTTCTGGGCCTCTGCTGCAACTTCTTCCAGCGCTCTTTTTATCTTCACCGCTCACCCTCCAAGCGTCGGATCAGGGCATTCCCATTTGTAGTCCTTAAATTTGATTCTCCGGTTCGTGACAAGTCTGCCCTCCACGATCTCAATTTCCCTGTTGAACTCCAAACCCATTTCATATCCATACACGCGGAAATCCACATTGTACATTTTGGACATTTCAATGTAGGGCGTTTCATCAACGTTCCATGCTGCTTTCATGCTTACAACAAGGATCGGCTTTTCATCTTCTCTGTAAGAATCCCCGTAGACCCCCTTTTCAACAAAGTTTCTTTTCGTTCCTTCGATATAAGCGTCCTCGATCGTATCCAAACGCATCTCGCGGGCTTTCGGATCATGTTCAAATACGACAGCGTCATCTACAAGTTCATCTTCGTATGAGCCATCTCTAAACCACTTTGTGAAGTAGCAGTGCAGGCATTCTTCCACCCACCGCTTAATATCTTCCGGCTTTCCGCGGATTTTAAGTTTTCCTTTTACCCAGTTCGCCATAGTTTATTCCTCCTTCAAAACCCATACTCTATGATTTCCACAGCCGTTCCACTTCTCGGCATTCTCGTGAGTGTCCACAGCTACATCAAGGTGTTTTCCCTGAATGGCGGCTCCTTTGTCCTGCACAATGCGGATTCCTATCCCTTCAATGTACAGAACCGTACCGTATGGAAAAATGGACTGGTCTGCCGCTACGGTGACGCCTGCCTGTATGGGCTGGCCGCTGGCTGTAATTCCATGGCCCTCCCCGCAAATATGCGGGTACTGCTCGGTGCAGTATGCCGTACACAAGAATGTACCCGCCTCTGCCAGTTCAATTTTTCCGTCTGTCGTTTTGTCAAGACGAATCTGCAGAGAATCAATAACTTCTTCGTCCTCTACAGCCCGGTCAAGCCAGTTCTGGGCACGGCTTGCGTAAATATCCCGCTGGGTCTCAAGGTCTGCAATACGGCCTTTTAGTACGCCGACCTTTGCGCTGTTGACGATCTCAGCCGCGAAGAACAGCACCAGAATTGCTTTCATTTTCCGTGTCATTTCCAAACCACCTTTTTGTTACTGCAATTGGAAATTCTTCAATTTCAGACGCCCACACTGCTGTACCTGCTCCATATGCCGTCTCCCACACAAGCGGGAAACCGCCAATTCCATCAAACAGGCTTCCCAGTGTTGGCTTATCTTTCAGGTATGGCCGCATCTTCTGGGCAATCCAGAACCACTGCGGAAGGGCAATGCTGTTTCCCAGTGCCTTATAGCGCGGCGTATCTGCCGGTTTATGCTTTTTCCCTTTGGTGTCCGTCCATTCCCCGATGTCTGTCCATCCGTCCGGGTATCCCTGCAGGCGCTCACATTCCGTCGGGGTCAATCTTCGGACGATCCAGCGCACGACACGTTCCGCCACAAGGCATTCCCCACCGTTTCCGATATTTCCCGTTTTCGCTTTCAGTGTTGCACTGCTGTCGCTTTCCTTGTATGTAGAGAAAGTCTGCTCGCTATAGGTTTTTCTTTCAGCAACCTGCGGCCCCGCTGTCGTCCCGGTATTCTTGCAACTCAAGGCTGCCGCCTTGCTTCCGGTAACAGCTCCGTTGTACAGATCGACCGCAATAGCCGTATAGTCTGTGACGCGGCTCTCATGATCCCCGGTAATGGTCGGAACTGTCTTACCGTTGCCATTTCCACGACCGTCAAAGACGATTGGCTGGAAAAGGGTCTGGTCTTGAAGCGTCGAGAGCGTTCCCGTCTTTTCTGTCTGCACCAGTGCGCCTTTCCCGCCTCCTGCACATCCCGAACGGATTTTCAGGGTGTAGGCTGCCTCCCCTGCCACCACTCGATCATGTCCAGCAGGGCAGTTTTGAGTAAATCCGGTAACGCTTTGCCACGTCGGGATGCTCTTGTCAGGATTCCCTGGCAGGCCCGTGCGCTCAAAAAGTATCTCTGC